TCGTGCCAACATCACCAGAAGCCGCTACGCCGGATAGCGCAATTGTTATATTCGCAGTAGCTGTGCCTACTAAGCCACTTGCTTGAACCCCGGTTATGTCAAAGCTACGCGCCCCAATTGCTACCGTACCAGCTAAACCAGAACCCACTACACCCGTTAAATCAATAGTGCTACTAGGTGTGGTCGTACCTACTTCGCCAGTGGCTACATCGCCTGCATCTGGTAGAACATTTACCGCAGATACAAAACCCGCGACTGCGCTTGCGGATACCCCGAGCAGGGCAACAGATATATCTGAGGCTACTGTACCCACAAGGCCCGAGCCAACTACGCCTGTTAGTAGCGCAGATTGGGCGTTCTCCCCAAGACTTGAGAACGGACTTTGCGAAAATGCGGATATACCAAACATGGCTTACGGCGTACCGCCGCCTCCGCTTAAGTTGTCGCTAACCGCAACAGCGCAGTGGTAGTGGTATTGGCTGGCATTGTCAACGTAAACGTACCCGCCGTAATGGACTGTGAACCAAACGTGTGGACACTGACCGCCTTGTTACCTTGGGTAGAGTTGTAAATCAACACAGTATCAAACGCGGTTGCTAAAGTGACATTGGTGTAAACAAGACTACCAGAAGGAGTAAAGAAGCCTACCCCCGCAGTTGCAGACGAGTTTGTGGATGTTGGGGGCGTAGCATTGGTTACGTTTATACCGCCTGCTGTGTAGTTTGCGCCAGAGACTTCGCCGGTAACTGTATATACAGTAGTGGCTGCATTAATCGTAGCAGAAACAAGATACAAAGCGCCCTTGAAGGTATCAGCGGTACTAGCTGCACGAATAGGAGAAGCGCCAAAATTGTGGGTTGCAGTCATCAGTTCCCCGAGGAACGATGTGCACATTGATTGGGTATTTGCCATGATATATCCTTAAAAAGATGCAGCTTCGCCACCAGCAAAAGCGGGTGATTTCTTCAACGTGACATGCGCTGAGCGGTGAACCAACTCGCCATCCAACCAGTACTCAACCCAAGTCGTTAGCTCATTGTCATTATCGACTGTGCCTTCCTGCTTCTCAAGCAAGGAATCATCCATGTCGCCTTTGGTGGTAGTGACTATCAATTTGAACTCCTGATAAGCGCAGTTGTTGAGGTGTTTGCGGGCATGGTGATTGTAAACGTGCCAGTCGATGTTTTGTCAGAACCAAAGTCCAAAACCGCAATAGATTTGTTACCCTGCGTGGCGTTATAAATCAAAGCGCACCGGGCGGTCAAAGATGCCGTCCAAGACACATTATTCCAATTTGCATAGGCCACGTAACCCGAAGAGCTAATGGCTACCCCAGTCATGATTTCCCCACCAGCCGTGTAACCAGCGGCAACTACTTCATTGGTAGTGCTGTAGACCGTAGTGTCCTCATTCAAGTTAGCGTTACCCGTATACAGCGCAATTTTAATTGTGTCCGTAGCCAAGTTGTGTACAGCGGTGTACAACTCCTTCTTGAAGCTGGTGGTCTGGGTTTGGACGATGCTCATGTAACCGCCTGCCTGTATTGACCGCTACGGTATGCGTCCTGTCTTTCCATACCATCACCCAGACGTTTAGCCAAACCAAGAGCTTCCTTGTATTTGCCGTCATACAACGCAATTAAATCAGTTTCACCTTTCATGAAGGTGTACGCTTCTACCAGTGAGCCGTACAGCAAAACGGTATCAAAATTATCACCCAACCAAGTGTTCCCCGCAGTAGTAATAGATTCAGGAAAATAATAGTAGTGAAGTTCTGCGGAATACGAAGCATCTGGCGTAGGGCCAAGAATAAAACTTAACTCGTTTGTTGGCGTAGGCAGCGCCCCCGATGTTGTAGTTGGGCCAAATAACGCGTAGTACTTTGGGGCTCCAATATCCGTTGGTGTGGGGTATGCCTCACGGATAAAGTTCACATCCTTGTTAAGTAGGAAAGTGTACGCCCCTTCGATTGTTGTAAGCGTTACTGTTGTAATGGGGCCAACTACAGTAGTTGGTGTGGTAAGCGTAATAGCGTTTTCACCGTGGGATGCGGCTACATACGCAGTGCCATTAACAACAACAGCGTTCCCGTTAACAATTTGGCTTATTTGTGCCAATAGCGCTGCGGATGCACCATTAAAAATTAACAAGCCCGTAGACAAAATTGCGGATACAAAACTACTCCCCGCTGCGTACGTTATTGTGCCCGACGCGGGCTTATAAACCGCCAATGAGTACGTTGACAGAAAATCTTCTGGGGCAGACAAGTACTTGTTATTAACAGTGATTGTCCCCGTTACGTTTTTACGTATCGAAGGAAACTGCACCGAGTTGTAGATGCGCTGCTCTGCTTGTTGGATGAAGCGGTTGATCTGAGTCGTAGACGATACAGTAGACGAGTCCGCAAGGGTAATCGCCGGAAAATTATTTTCCGTGTAAGTTTGTATCGCGGACGAAAGCTCAGCGTAGTTCATGCCATCGGGCCTCTTGCCATCACGCCCTTGGTAGCACAGCCATTGCCACGGGTTTTGATACCGCTGGTTTTGGTTGGTTTATCGGGGCCATTGTTGTAATTACCAACACTCATACGCATGGTGCTGGTGCTACTGATGTCAGAAGGCTTTCCGGGATTACTAGAAATCTTCATGGCCTTACCGTCCATTGTGTGTGGTGGTGCGTAAAGGCTGGCTGGGCCAACTTCTTTACCGTCTCGTTTCATACTGTAGGCCATGATTTACCCCGTTTTCTGGTTAGCTGCGCGAGACATATTGCGGCCCATGCTCATGCGATCTTCGCTAGTAGGGCCACCTTTTTTGAGCTTTAGGGTTGTGCCCTTACCGCCCATGTGCTTTTGAGCGTCATGTTGCTTGAACGCTTTTTTAATCATGGCCTTGTCTTGCGCCATATCCATTTTTTCTTTAGCCATCATAAACTCCTATGAAACCGTTACCGTGCCAACACTTGTGGTTCCAACCAAGTAGTTGGGTGTTAGAACTACATCAAAAAAACTAGCTCCGCCAACGGGGTTCCAGCCCCACTGAATATCCCTTGAGCCCCCAGTGAGGACACCCGCACTGTTAACCCCTGCCGTCACATACGTGCTGTCGCGGCGAGGATTACGCACCGCTTGCGGGTCATCAACCGGGTACATACCAAGTTGCAACTGCGGCTGATCGGGATCCCAGCAAGACCGGCATACAAGCAAATTGTACGTCTTTGTCTTGATAACTTCCTTACGTAATTCAGTTAATTTGAATTGCGCACCACACCTGTCGCACATGGCAATACTACTCTTGCCCGATGCAAACCTGTTACCCATTTCAAACTCCGCCCCCAATATAAGACTGACGCGGCACAAACCGTACGGATGCTTTCTCGCGGTCTTCGTCTGAAGCTAGTTGCCAAGCCTCGTCGTACTGCGCTTTAAGTATGTCCAGCCGTTGCCCGCCATTGGGAACTTTAAGCGCCAGATAGTACGCCAGCCCAGCCACCATACACGGCAAGAACCGAAAGGGAACATCCATAGTGTTCACGCCGCCACCTACGTCATCAATACGGCGCAAACGCCAGTAAACGAACTGGTACGTCTGGGAGTTATCAGGAGTGGGCCATACCGTGATAGCGGGGAGGTTTTGTACGTACACCCCGTCCCCCGCAGTGTGGGCCGCAGCAGTCGTGTTGTTCTGGCCCCGAACGCAGTTAGTTAGGGTATTCCCTGATATGTAGCCGTACCCAATTGTTTCTGAACCTACCAAAATAAAGCCGGTAGAGGGTAGGCTTGCGGCAGAAGCGACTACAACTGTGGTGTCTGTTGCAGTGATTGTTGTGCTGATCGTGGTTCCTACCGCAGACGTCTGCCCATCCAAACGCTGAATCCAAACCTGAATAGGCCGGGCTTGTTGCAGCTTGTTTGGGATGGTTGCGTAGGTAGACACGCTGATACGTGTGATGGTTAGGTCGGCTTGGGTGGCTGCGTTACCCGCGCCTGTACGTATTACGTGTTCAAGCAAGTCCACCGTGTCGGTTGGCAGTGGGTACGTGTTCTGTCCCGGAACCAAATTAATAGTTCCTTGATCGAATGTCCACATGTTGACGCCGCGATTGGCCCAGTCAGCAAACAGTAGGTTAAGTGACCGGCGGGCAGTGCGCAAGTCATAGCCAGTGCGAAGTTCAGAGCCCGCACGTTCAAACGCTTCCTCCACGATTTCCGTGAGGTCAAGGTTGAAAGTAGCGATTCCCGAAGTAGCCATTATCTAAACCCTGCTGTTTTCTTTGCTATGGTTTTGGGCTGTGCCACAAACTGCTTACCTGCTGCCTTACCCGCACGCTTTGCTTTGGTGGTAGCTGCGTACTCAGCCGATGACAAGGATTTTATAGCAGCTTCAGGTAAGTACCGCTCACCTGTTTTGGACGACGGCTTTCCCGACTTGGTGCGCCATTTCTGGTCACCCCAGTTTTTAAGGGATTGCTGCGGTGCTTTCAATCTCTGTAACCTCCACCAGAAGCCTTGTACTTCTTAGCTACAAGCTGGGCTTTTCTCGCGCTCCATTTTCCTGCGCCAGTACCTTGCGTAGCCGCAGCTTTAACCTGCGCCACAATCTTCTTACGTAAGCTAGGCTTGGTGTAGTTACCTGCGGCATTAACCGTACCCCCTTCAGCATACTGCGTAAAGTCGGTGTCATCCCGGCGCGGCAACTTCTTGCCCTTTGGCATCTTGGACGGGGAAATATCGCCCATACCGCGTGAGGCCATCATGGTCTTAGCAGGACATGCCGCCCTTGTTCATCTTAATCATCGTGCCTTTGGTCTTGCCTTTTACTGCAATACCGTCACGGCTGGGGGCAGCAGTTTTAACTTTACCCATTGATGTCATGCCGCCAGAAGCCATTTTCTTCATGGGCTTTCCTTTTGCTTCGTCTTTTTTCTTAGCCATCATTGCCATGAAAGGATTCATCTTAGCCATAGTATCACCACCTTTAGAAAATTTGCGGCCCTTGTCCGCAGTTGAAAAATCTTTCCCCACGGATTGTGGGACTCCTACCTTCTTGGCAAACGATGGGTTGTTAGCCACCGCAGCCATGAAATTGTGTTGCTTCTTGCTAGTTGATGGCACTATTTGCTCCACCAGTTTGCAAAATGCGTTAGCGTTGCCCCAAGGACACCACCCGCGCCCGCAACGCCAATCAGTACTCTCCAGCCACCTTTGGCTTCAGCCAACGTAGTGTTAATGCTGGTTAGCATTTTCTTAATCTCATCTATGTCCGAAGCCATCTTGTCCATATCTGATTGCAAGTGTGCAATGTCCGAGGCATGGGTAGCTAGTTCACGGGCAGTTTGTATTGCGTCTGTCATATCAACATTTCCATCTAGCTAGTGAAGCGGCTTTCCGGGTTGGTTTGCCCTTCTCGTCTTTCATCGGCCCCGGCATACCGGACATCCGCGCACAAAATGAGTTCTTGCGTGCGCCGCCTTGTGGTTGCGGAGCTTTTAAATTACTACCCGTTGCTGCGTTATACTTAGCGCGACCTTTGGCAGTCAAGCCCGCCCCTTTAGAGACCGGCAACTTCTCACCACGACCAACTGCAAGGGATGGGGTTTTCTTAGCCATTTTTAACTTTGCATGGCGTCTTGAATTAGCACGCCACTAATGGCAACGTACGCTGACGCTCCTGCGCCCCCCGCACCTTGAAACTGCCACTGAATGTCATGCATTTCAGGAAACTCAATTGGGTAAGTATTACGCAGGTCAAATATCTGCACAAATACGCCCTGCGCTTGTAACGTAATGACGCCGCCTTTGGGGTTATCAACGGTATACGTACGGGTTCTAATAAACGCACCAGAGGTAACCGATGTGTTACTACCAGCCGTTAAGCTAGTTTGATAGAACGTGTAGCCCGCAGGAACCGTGAAGATCGACATCTGCGTGTCGCCCGACCCGGCATTGATTTTGGCGTATGTGGTTCCGCCGTTGATAGCCGTGACGTTACCGACTGCATTTCCAACAACCGTGGACATCCTGTTGATGCGA